CTGGTATGTAGCTTATGACGATTCAACTATGCCTTGCGCTAGTTTTGGTGATTGGCGATCCAGCCAAGCAACCTATTGGAAAGCCAATATTGGACGTAGTTTGTCAATTGTTGAAGATATGGCTTACAAGAAGCGTATGGCCGATGCGAAGATTCTGCGTGATATTGCCTTCGCAGAAAAGCGAGAGGTCGCTGCTGAAACCGCTGTTGCAATCTATACAAGAGCAGGCGAGGCTAATAATAGCCATCCTTATTTAGTTGCAAAGGGCGTAAAAGCGCATGGATTGGTTACGCATGGCGATGGTCGCTTAATTGTTCCAGTGTTTAGTGATGGCGACAAAACCATGACCAGCCTGCAATTTATTGATGGAAATGGCAGCAAGCAATTTCTGACAGGCGGGGCAATTAAGGGTGGCTGGCATATTATCGGCTCAATTATTCATGCCAAAAAGGTGTTTATTGCAGAAGGTTACGCAACAGCGTCAACTATCTTTGAAACAACTGGTGTACCTTGCATCGTAGCTTTCAATGCTGGCAATATGCCATCTGTTGCCTTGGCTGTACGTGATCGCGTAGGTTTAACATGCTCTATCACTATCTGCGCTGACCTTGACCCAAGCAATATAGGTGAAGAGAAGGCAAGGGAGGCAGCCGCTTTAATTGGCGCGAGCGTGGTTATTTCACCAGCCGCTAGTGATTTTAACGATGCTGCTCAAGCTGGCGTGGATATTGTGTCAATTTTAACTCCTGATACAAAACAGGAATGGCTTATCCATGCTGATGCCTTAGTAGATAGCACAATCTTTGTTAAGTGGATGGTTAAGGGTTGGATACCAAGAGACAGTTTGATTATGGTTCATGGTCCTAGCGGTTCAGGTAAGTCTTTAGTAGTTCTTGATATGGTTGCAAGGATAGCCTCAAATATTGATGATTGGGAAGGCCACAAGGTACGCCACGGCCAAGTTGTTTATTTAGCTGGTGAAGGTTACATTGGAATGAACGCACGCGTTAGAGCATGGCGAGAGGTTAACCATGTTAATAGTCTTGATATGTGGATAAGTCGCGCTGGTGTAGGTTTAAACTCGCCCGAAGGTTATCAATTAGCCAGAGATTCAATAGTGGGTATCGGTGGTAAGCCAGCTCTTATTGTTATTGATACCCTTCACCGCTTTATGCTGGGTGACGAGAATAGCGCTCAAGATGCTGGTGAGATGATTAAAGCTTGTGGCTATCTAATGGCCGAGTTTAAATGCTCCGTGCTGTTAGTTCACCATACTGGCGTGGCAGAAGGCGCACAAAGTAGAGCAAGGGGTTCTTCAGCTTGGAAGGGTGCTATGGAGTCTGAAATATCAATTGTTCCACAAACAGAAACAACTCCATTAGAGATTGTTAATATAAAAGCCAAGGATTCTGCTTTATCAAATACAAAGTTTATGAGAATTCACGGCTATACCTTTGAAAATTGGTTAGATGAAGACGATGAACCTATCTCCGGAGCATACGTAAAAAGTTCAGAAATGGTCGAACAAAAGTCGAAAACAGAGAATAATGATGAAATAGCGTTCAATAAAATTGTCAAAAAATGTGGAAAACAGCTTGAAAATGGGAGCTGGTTTGTGTCAGAAAATGATTGGTCTGACCAGTGTATTGATGAAAATGGGGTCAAAACAGTCGCTTTACGTAACCAGCGGTCAAAAATGAAAAAACGCATGCTAAATGCTGGTCAGCTCGAGCTTGTATCCAATGGATATGTGGCTAACTTTGAAATAATTATGTTATAAAACAATCTGTTATGTTATTTTGTATCTTTGTAACTTCTTTGTATCTTTGTATTCTGGATACAAATGGCATGCAGATTGTGTTTTGTATCTTTGTATCCCACACTCTAAGAGTGGGATACACGGGATACAACAAGATGCGGAACTTTTTGCTACATATTTTTTTAATATTTTTTACTAATGGGGTTTTAATAAAATGACACTAGACGACCAAGCAAGCGACCATGAAGCGATATTTTTGAAAGAGGCACTGGAGTTCAGAGAGCCTTCACCTTACCACTATGGAATTTGTGGTAACTGTTACGAGCCATCTGAAGGAGTGTATTGTTGCGCTGAGTGCCGTGAGGATGGAATCAAGAGGGTTAATATGACAGGGGGTATATTGTGATGGATACGAATCAAACTATGTTTGTTATTACAATTTGTATTATAATTGGCGTATTCATTGTAAAATATATACAATCTATCTACGAATCGCACGGAGGTTAATATGGCTAACGCACTAATGAGTTTGCTTGGAATGGGCGGAAAAGGTATGGCTGAACAATCCGCCAATACGTTAGTCGATACTAATGCTTATCGAAAGTACGTGATGGATACACAATCCGCAGGTGAAGAGCCTATGAGCAAAGAAGAATGGGCTAGGAGCCGTGGTAATGGCTAATTATGATGTACTTGAAAGCAAAGAAAGTTATCTAGGCACTGAGATACGCACCAGAGTTCCAGATGAAGCATACAAGAGTGGTTGGGATGCTATTTGGAGTAATAAACAGACTGAGATGATCTCAGGACTCGATAAGGGTGAAGAAAATGGCAGCGAGAATACGCAAAACACACCAGGATGAAATACGCAGCAAAATACAAGTTAGCAGCCTATTGACACGTGTAAATGACTACGCTACGGGCAAACTAACTGATGAAGAGGTTAGTCCTAATAGATTAAATGCAATCAAACTCTTATTAAATAAAGCTCTCCCAGATTTGCAAAGTATTGAATTAACAGGTGATGCTAACAATCCTGTTACCTTTAAAGAAATACGCCAAACAATCATAGACCCAAAGAAATGAGCATACTGGATGTAAAAGTCCCTCGCTGGTTTGTTCCTTTGCTCAAGCCTTCACGATACAAAGGCGCTCATGGTGGTCGTGGTTCTGGTAAATCTCACGCCTTCGCTGAAAGATTGGTGTTGCGTACTGCTACAGAGAAATTAAGTGCTGTATGTATTCGTGAGATACAAAAATCCCTTGCCCAATCTGTTAAGCGATTGATTGAGGCTAAGATCGAATCGCTAGGTGTATCCCACTTATTCGAAGTGCAGCAAGCTGAGATAAGAGGCAAGAATGGCTCACTTATTATCTTTCAGGGTATGCAGAATCACACAGCAGACTCAATCAAATCCCTTGAGGGTTACGATATAGCATGGGTCGAAGAGGCGCAATCACTCAGCCAGCGCAGTCTTGACCTGCTTAGGCCAACAATTCGGAAGGAAGGATCAGAGATATGGGCAACATGGAACCCTTTGCTCGCAACTGACCCGATAGACTCGTTCTTACGCTGTGACAATCCACCTCCTGATTCTATTGTGGTGCAGGTAAACTATAGGGACAACCCTTGGCTGCCTGACGTGCTGCAAGCTGAAATTGACTACGATATGAAGCGTGACCCTGATAAGTTCGCCCATGTTTGGCTTGGTGAGTATCAACAAAACTCAGAGGCTAGGGTATTTAAGAACTGGACTATTGAAGAATTTGAGGTTGATAAAGAGGCAATCATCCGCCAAGGCGCTGACTGGGGCTTCAGCATTGACCCAACAGTATTGGTTCAAGCCTACATTGTAGGACGCAAGCTATATATACCTTACGAAGCATACCGCGTTGGCTGTGACATTGTAGATACGCCGGATCTGTTCCTATCTATCCCAGACAGTGAAAAGTGGAATATGACAGCCGACAGCGCAAGGCCTGAAACGATTAACCACTTACGCAAGAATGGCTTCCCTAAGATCATGGCAGCGGTTAAAGGAGCAAGATCAGTGGAAGAGGGTATCGAGTTCCTTAAATCCTATGATATAGTTGTGCATCCAAGGTGCATTCATACAATTGACGAGCTAACCTTATACAGCTATAAGATTGACCCTCTGACGGGTTTGGTGCTACCCCTGTTGAACGATAAGGACAACCACGTTATAGACGCGCTACGCTATGCGTGCGAAGGGGCTAGACGTACCTCTAAACCAAAGGTTAAAGAAAAGGTAAGTGGCGATATGTATTTAAACAACGATGGATGGATGGGATCATGATTAACTGTAGCGAATGCAAACAATTTAATGACGCTGTGACGATGAAGCAATGTTTAGCGGGTAAGTATCAAGTTAATATAGCTGGGCATGTAATGATGATGCTCGGAACGGTTGAATGCGATAGGTTCGAGCCTTTATTTGTGCCTGCCTCTGTTTATGTAGACAAACGTACCAAGGAATACAAACTTGCAAACGCCTAAAATGCTTGGCGTGCGTCAATATGAATCAGCCACATGCGAGGTTCGTTACTCAATGTTACTGCCTATCTCGTTGCGTGAGAATGTGCGCGAGGTTGCACGGGTGAAGTCAGGTATGAAAGGGAAACGCCACGGCTCTAAACTTCTTGAAAGTGTATGTAAAGAGGCCGATAGTGCTGGTAAAATGCTGCTATTAATGCCAGATACACATAAACTAGAGTTATGGTATAATCGCTTCGACTTTATAAGGGTTCAAACTGAACCCGTTGTTCTATTGATGAGAGAACCTAAATGAGCAAAGACAATGAAGAAGCCAGCGAAAGCATAGTCGTAGAAGCTAAAGAACGGTACGAGCTTGCAAAGACTGCCTATTCTGCTAGTCGTACTCAATCAGTAGAAGATACAAAGTTCTACCTTGGTGATTCAGACAACGGCTGGCAATGGCCGCAAAATATCTCGCTTCAACGCTCTACAATCGAGCGTAGACCTTGCTTAACAATCAACATCACAGCCCAGCACGTCAATCAGATTGTCAACCAGATTAAAGAAAACCCGCCAACAGGCAAGGTTTTACCTGTTGATGACTACTCAGATAAGAAAACCGCTGAGATTCTCAGTGACCTAATCCGCAATATTCAATCTACCTCTAATGGTGGTGATATTCATAACATCGCAATCGAACACGCTATTGCAGGCGGGGAGGGCTATTGGCGCATTGTTACTGAGTATGAGAATGAACTATCTTTCGATCAAGTTATCCGCATCAAGCCTATCTTAGACCCCGGCATGGTATATCTTGATCCTTTTTACAAAGAGCTAGACAAATCTGACCGCGAATGGGGTTTTGTCTTTGAGGACATAACCAAAGACGAATGCCAGCGTATGTGGCCTGATGTTGATGTTAAGTCATGGACAGACGACAAGGTGCGCGGCTGGGTTAAAGAGGACACAGTGCGAGTGGCTGACTACTATTGCCTAGAGTTTATTGATGATGTGCTGTATCAGCTACCCGATGGCACAGTAGAATGCGAGAGCAAGATACCGCCTGAGATTCTTGCTTTGCTCAAGCCTATGGCTGAGTCAGGTGAGATCAAGACACGTAAGACTAAACGCAAGCAGTGGAGAATCCATAAGCTAGTCGGAAATCATGACGAGCCAATGACAACAACTGACTGGGTAGGAAGCACCTTACCTATAATCGAAGTTATTGGCAAAGAGATGATGGTTAACGGTGAAACGGTTAAGAAAGGTCTTGTCCGCGACCTTAAAGACCCTGCCCGTATGGTTAACTATGCCTATTCAGCAGCTATTGAAACAATCGCGTTACAGAATAAAATCCCCTACATTGCACCTGCTGAGGCTATCGAGGGCTATGAGCAAAAGTGGGATCAAGCTAATACCCAAAACCTTGCTTATCTACCTTACAACCATATTGACGATGCTGGCAATCCAATACCCAAGCCTGAGCGCCAGCAAGGTGCTGTGCTTCCTACTGCTCAAATGCAACTTCTGCAAATGTCTACTGAGCAAATGCGAGCCGCGTCCGGTCAGCAGGCTGCTAACTTTGGTCAGAAGTCAGAAGCATCTAGTGGTATTGGTATTCAACGCCTCAAACTGCAGGGTGAGATTGCAACTTTCCACTTTATGGATGCGCTTAATCGTGCATTGAAGTATGAGATCAGAGTGATTCTTGAGCTGATATGCTCTGGTAAGGTGCTAGACACTAAGCGGGTTATCAGAACACTTGGCATTGATGGCGAGATTGACCACGCAACAATGGACCCGCAACATCAAGAGTCTTATACTGAGGTAGGCGTAAAAGACATTCAAAAGATATTCAACCCAACCATCGGCACTTATGATGTTGTGATTGATACTGGCCCGAGCTACATGACAAAGCGTATCGAAGGTTCAGCTCAGTTGACTCAAATGGTGCAAGGTAATCCGCAGCTAATGCAAGTTGCTGGTGACCTTATCATGAAGTCGATGGATGTGCCCTACGCTGACAAGATAGCTGACCGCATGAAGAAAATGCTACCGCCACAACTGCAAGACCAAGAGGGCCAGGGTGACATACCGCCTCAAGTCAAGCAGGCGATGGACAATGCAAGCCAGCATATCCAACAGCAAGACCAAATTATCCAGCAAATGCAACAAGAATTACAAACTAAGCAGGGTGAAGAACAAAAACAAGCGCTTGATGCACAAGCTAGGGCATTATCAGAACAGAACGCCTCGCATAAGCTACAGATTGACCAATATAACGCTGAAACAGCACGTTTAAAAGCTGAAAGTGACTCACAACCTCAAGATACTGGTATTGAAGCGGCTAAACTTCAACTAGAACATGAAAAACTAGAGCTTGATAGACAGAAAGCACAGCTTGATGCTGAAACGGCCATACTGCTAAAGCAAATGGATATCGAGAGCAAGGAAGTTGAATCTGGCACTGAGGATAGCACCGACATTGCAATGGATACTCACACAAATGATGCTCTGGCTATGGCTCTGCAAGGTTTTCAGGTTGCCTTAGAAAAGATGGGGCAACCAAGGTCAGTGGTTAGAGATGCTAACGGGAAAATCATAGGGGTTCAATAATGGCAACTTTGACATATGTAAAATACCAAATTGGTACAGAAGTATTAAATGAATCCGCTAACGCTGGCACTGACTCATGGAAGCTAATACTTTCTAACACAGCGCCAAACGTATCTACTAACACTACTGCGGTGAGTGCTACTGAGCTTGCAACGTCAGGCGGTTATACTGCGGGCGGTGTATCTTGTACGATTACAAGTGCAGCTCAAACAGCAGGCGTGTATAAATTAGTCCTAGCTGCTCCTGCTAGTCCTACATGGACAGCTTCAGCAGGTGGATTTACATTCCAATACGTTATCCTTTACAACCTGACTAATACTCAATGTATCGGTTATTGGGATAGAGGCTCTGCTACCGTGATGGTAGCTGGTGATACTTACACACCTACGCTTGATGCTGGTAACGGAACCTACACTGTAACTTAATATGCACATTGCTGCTGACAGAGTAAAAGAAACAACCACCACAGCGGGGACTGGTGCAGTCTCAATGGGCGGTGCAGCTACAGGATACCAAGCGTTCTCTAGTGCCTTTACTACTGGCGAT